TGTTCCATTGCTGCTTGCGATTTCCTTTATCTGTTTTCTGTTTATCAATCTGATTCCATCTAATCCCGCAGAGGTTGACCAAACCGAAAGAGGGTATGAGCCAAGGGTAAAGCCCCGGAGAGCCTTATTTTACAAGGTTTTCCGGGGCTTTCATCATGTAATAATACACATCAATATGGTTCTGTTCTTTATCATATATAATTTTGTCAATGATACTTTTAAGGGCTGAGTTCTTTTCCGAAACGCTGAATTTATCAGAATGCAGGATATCCAACACATTAGATATCCGGTCTAACATCACTGTATCGTCATATCCTTTTTGCGGTAAGTCCTCCAGCTGTGAGATACGTTCGGTCAGCTCTTCACGTTCCCTGTTCAGCAGTTCTTTATTTTTTCGATAATCCTCTTTTGTGTCAATTCCTTCCATATAGGCTTCTCTGGCCCGCAGTTCTTTCTGATCCACCCGTTCCAGACGGCGTTTCAAAGATTGAATTTCATCCTGTGATTGATCCTGTATTGAATCCGTCTGTTTCAGGTCATACTTGACAGTACCGCAGGCCAGAGCTTCTTCCAGAGCATTCAAAACAGCAGGCACAAGGGATTCTGCACGAACATAACAGTTATGATAACATTTTCCTTTCAGGTATCCGCCGCACTGAAAAGAAAATGTATCTGGAAGGCTTTTTCGGTGCATCACGCAGGATGAAAGGGAACGGCCACAGGAAGGACACTTTACCAGTCCGGCCAGCCAATGTTTGGTGACTTCACTGGGTTTTGCATTTCTGGGTTTATATTCGCTCTTCCAACGGGCCTGAGCCTTTTCATACAGTTCCTTGCTTATAATAGCCGGATGGTGGCCGGAACGCACGATCCATTCAGATGGATCGCGGATTTCCTTTGTTGTATTGTTGCACCGGTTCCATCGAATATCCCCGGCATAGGCGGGGTTTTGCAGGATATACTCCAGACTGCGCTTTTCAAAAAGTTTTCCATGACTGGTTTTAAATCCGTGGCTGTTAAGATATTTGGTTAAGGCAAAAATACTCATCCCATTGACATATTTTTCAAAGATAAGCCGTACAATTTCAGCCTCCTCCGGTACAATTTCCGGGGTAGCTTTATGATATGGGATACGATATCCCAGCGGAGGCCTGCACTGATATGAACCGCGCAGGGCATTTTCGGTCATTCCGCGGGTAACATCTCCAGAAAGCCGAATGGAATAAAATTCATCCATCCATTCAATGATTCTTTCAATCAGACCGCCGAATGGACCTTCAATCAGAGGCTCAGAGATACTGACAACATCCACATGGCATTTATTCCGGAGCATGGATTTATAGACGATACTTTCCTCCTGATTGCGGGCAAAACGAGAAAATTTCCATACCAAAATTACATCAAAGGGATGGGAACTTAGTTTTGCAGCAGAGATCATCTGCTGGAATTTGGGACGTTTGTCTGCGCGCCGACCGGATATTCCATTTTCCATGTAGATGTGTTCCGGAGGAACAACCATATTGTGATTCCTGGCATATTCTAATAGCAGCCGCTTTTGAGAATCCGGGGAAAGTTCTTCCTGCTTGTCCGTGGATACCCGGATGTAGAGGGCAGCAGTTTTCAAAACATTTTCATTCATCATATCATCTCCTGTGTCAATCTATATGATTTTTAGGTACAAAAAATACGCCCCTTGCCAGGACGTACCGAAAATGATATAATGCAGGTGATTGATCTGATTGTATCTTTCCGGTATGTTCTGGTAAGAGATAATCTGTGTGAGGCCGTTCGGTGCTGGTAACACCGGGCGGCTCTTGCATTTTATGGATGAATATGCTATTGAAACCGGCCGTCGCTATTGGGAGTAGTGGCGGCTATTTTTTGATTCATCAACGCATCTGAACCTTTTCCATTAAAGCCTCCTGAAGAACCTGGGAGAAATTTAAGCCCATCTCCATAGCAGCCTCATTCAACCACTCAGGGATACTGAGAGTTTTTTTGACAGCGCGGGCATTTGTACGTTTCTTATATGCCAGCATATCAAATTCGACAACTACAAGGAAAGAGTCTGCTTCCAGGGAAATGGCAGAGGGATCTGATGCAGGAGGGATGGGCTGTTTTTCCTCTTCACGGCTGGTAATGGCAAGTCCCAGTGCTTCGATTGCCATTTCATAGGCCTCAGTCATATCCTCGCCTTGTGTAAGGCATTCCGGGAGATCTGGAAATGAGATCCAGAAGCCGCCTTCTTCGGCTTTGTGGAATACTGCTGGATAAAATAACTTATTCATATTTGGCACCTCCATTTTGGAAAGGTGGGGCTTATTTCAGCCCCGCCTGTTTTAATATAGCCTGCTCAAGTCCTTTTTTCAGGTCTTTGCAGTGATAAGGAACTTCGGTTTGGCGTCCGGTTACGTCATTTCTGAGTTTTATATGCGAACCGTTCTGACTGACTTCCCGGAAACCATTTTTTTTGAGATGCTTTATCATCTCGCGTGGTGTCATTGGCATCTTATGTAACTCCTTTCCTTATCATGTCTATATTATAACACGTAATAATACGTATGTCAATACAAAAGATATGTATTATTACGTATTCTTGTTATCTGCACAAATATGGAAATAAATACCAGATAATTTCCAATAATTGCATATTATAATCATACTGCACCCAATCTTCCGAAAGAAAGGTCGTGGTGAAGTGACAAAGAAGTACATACATTACAAAGGGAAAAATATATATGCAGTATATTACCGCAGTCATAATATTATCTACTATAATTTAGACTTCTCAGGAACGACACAATTTATATTGCTGTTCTAAAACTCAACACAGTTTCCTTATGGCTATTGGGTGCCATGGATCAGATTGCCTTGTGAGTTTCACTTGGATAAGCCTGATCCATGCTTTCAGGGGTACGGGGGCACTCTTCAAATTCTTCTCTGAGCATCGTTGCAGAATTTCTTTCCATCTTTTCAGATTCCAGATCCCCAAGAAAATAAGCGAGGGCATCCTGCCGTGTCTTCGCATCCAGAGCAAAATAGCGTTTCAGGATCCGCAGCTCTAAATCAGACATTCCCTGTTCTTTTACAAATGCATCGAGGCTGAATGTATCATCAGAGGTAAAAATTGGCTCTATACCATGTCTGAGCCATGCTTCGCTAATGTTAAATTCATGGCAAATAGATTTAATAGTTACATCTGATACATTATGACCATCCTGTTCTATATGGCTAACACCTCGTTGGGTTATTCCGATTCGCTTTGCAAATTCACTTTGATTAAGTTCTTTTGATTTTCTGAAATTTTTTATTCTGGAATTGATTGTTTCCAAATGTTTCACCTCCTATCAATGATTTTATAAGTTCAATATAGCAGTGAAGTCTAAAAAAGTCAAGATAAATACTAAAAAGATATTGACAAATAGCATTAAAGTCTATAAAATGTGAGGTGTAAAGAAGTGAAGTCTAAAAGGAGGTGAAACAGACCATGGAAATCATTATCAAGGGATCAAAGCAAGAGATTGCTGACCTTATATCTGAAGTACAAGGCCAGCAAAATACTGTTATAGCATTAGCAAAAGAAGTAGAAGGCTTACAGAAATACTTTCTGGAAGAAAGAAAGGCGTGGTTAAAAAAAATCAAAAAGAATTAAATCTTTGGTCCATGAGCAGCTTTATAAAGCTTTTTGATTTTTCTTAAAGCATCTTCTGATGTTTGAATTTCTGCAGTTATCTTAATGTCGTCAGAGGCATCTATTTTTTTCAGATGTTCTGTATAGAATGACAAGGCAGAAGCAATAACTTGTAATTCCAGAAGATTAAAGGCTCCATCAGCATTTGCTAAGTGCATATACAGTTGTTTGTAGGAACTCACACTATTTCCCTCCCTTCATATTGTACTCGGCCTTGGCAGAGGCCTGTAAATCCAGTATAGGACGGGAGGGGATAAAACACAAGGAAAGGAGAAAAAACATGTCAGAGAAAAATGGAACAGAAACACTGGTAAGAAGCGACCAGAAGCAGGAAGCGGAAGCAGTAGCGAAGGTGCTTATGAACCTGAGTGAGAAGAAGCGTGTAGATCTGGAAAGCTTTTTAAAGGCGGTAGATTTTCTGGAGCAGAGGAACAGTAAGACGGCGTAGTGCCGGAGTATATCAGGAGAAGAGAGGTGAAACAGGATGCAGTTAGCCCTGTGTGTAGTAGGATTGGTATTGCTAATATTGTCAATTATCCTCTGTATAGTAATGGAAGATGATATCTGGTGGATGGTTGTTCAGCTGATTGGAGAGGTAATTGCTTTTATGGGATATGCTCCGATCCTGTCAAAATTCTTTTGCGAGTAATTTTATACAGTGTTCATAAAGTGCATCTAAGGAGGTGAAACAGACTATGGTAGATTATCCTCAATTAACAGAGAAAGAGATAGTTGATTTACTGGACGAAGAACTTTCCACGGATGAACAAACATTACAATGCCATTCAGAAACTATAAATGGCTTAATTGTAAGTTTGATAGTAGGGAATGGTTTGAAATGGTTTGAAAATAAGGGCAGTACAGCAATGCTAATATTAGCATTGCTGTATGGGAAATCAGCACTGGAAGCAAGTCCTAAAATGCATCCTCAACTGAAAACAAATACAATGGCGTTGAATGACTTTTGTAAACGACATTTCGGTCATTCGTAATTCTGTCCCGTATAGCCTGTATACACTCATCACAAGGAGCACAACCGTTGGAGTAATCGCAATAGTTTTGTATATGAATAATGTCGCCCAATATACCAACGGGAACCTTACATATGTGACTGGTGTGTGGACAATAAACGCTAATATATGTTTGTTCAACAGCCATATTATTTTCCCTCCCATCATACTGTACTCGGCCTTGGCAGAGGCCTGTAAATTCAGTATAGGACGGGAGGGGAAAGAAAACAAGCAAGATGTACAAGCAGTAATACATACAATGCCAGAGAAAGGAGTGGTAAGAGTGGAGAAAAAGGGGATTACATATTCAAACTGGGTAAAAATTGGGGATAAAGGGGTGAAGATGGAAGAGCTTCCGCAGGAAGAGCGAGAGAAGATTGCGAATAGCTTGATTTACCGTCCATTAGCAACCATTCCCAATATAAAAATAACAAAAATCGCCTGAGAGCGGGCAAGGAGGAACACAAGATGAGTGACGAAGTAAAAAGAGAGTACCACATTGGGGAGTATGCCATTAAGCCTTATGAGACAGAAGATGCATGGGATCTGGAGACGATCTCAGACGATCTGCGCTGGGCTGTTAAATGGGCTGAAGGAATGAGCTTTATGTGGGGCTTTACGTTGGTATTGTTGTTGCTAACATGGTACGGCGTAATATAGGAGGCATACTGCAATGAGAGGATGGAATAGATGTCGGAAATGTAATTGCTTATTGGATCCGGGAGAAGGAAGGCTGTGCGATGAATGCAAAGAAGAGCAGAGGAAAGGTGTAAAAATCCATGTGGAACCTGTACATATCCCAGTAAAGAATCCAAGACAGCAGTAAAGCCCTGCAATGATCTCACAAACCATCAGGGCTTTACACAACGTACATTTCGGATTAAATCCACCTCTATTGTAGCAGATACTACAGAGAAATACAAGCATAATGGAGGAACATCATGAAAAAAGAAGGAATTGTAACCAAGTATAACCATAACTGTCTGTTCTGTGGCCGTCCGCTGGAGGCCACCCACCACCTGATCGGAGGCACATCCAAGAGAAAGCAGTCCGATCAGGATGGGCTCACAATCCCCTGCTGTAATGACTGCCACAACATGGGTGAGCTGTCCCGCCGGATCCATGGAAATCCCATAGCAGAGGCAATGTCTAAGATCATAGGGCAGCTTGCCTGGGAGAAGCGGGCGGTAGCTGAGGGCCAGACAGAGGAGGAAGCAAGGGAAGCCTTCCGCAAGAGATACGGGGAAAGCTACCTGTGAAAGGAGTTTTATGGACCATAAGGAAAAGAAACAGTACATGGAAGCAGGTACGCGTCGGAGATTAGAGAAGCTGATAGATATGGAGAGGAATCCCTCACCTATGACAGATGCATTCCGGCGGCCTGCATACGCAGGGACAAGTCTGTGTCCGGAAAGGAAAAAGAATGAGGATAATATCGATCATAAATTTAAAGGGCGGATGTGGGAAGACCACCACAGCGGCAGCCATGGCAGAGATTCTGGTGGTAAGACACGGAAAGAGAGTGATCCTGCTGGACAATGATAAGCAGGGGAATGCATCACGGCTGTACCAGAGGTATAACCAGAACAGCAGAAGGGGAACTCTGGATATGATCCATAGCAGGAGCATAATCGGGAATATCATGGAAACAGGAATAGAGGGGCTGAGCCTGATCCCATGCAATTATTACATGAAACAGGCAGAGATTGAAATACTCATGGATTCCAGGACTACACAGCATGACCGTTACCGGGAAGCGCTGGCGCAGGTGGAGGGGGAATATGATTACTGTATTATAGATAATCCCCCTGACATTGGGATGAATGTGGTTAATGCGCTGAGTGCGTCTCAGGAGGTCATTATTCCGATCAATCTGGACAATTATTCTCTTGACGGTTTGGAGATGCTGATGGAACAGGTGAGATCTATCAGTCGTCTGAATCCGAATATGGAAGAGGTATGGGGGCTTGTGACGGATTATGAGCGGAGTGCTACCAGTGAGTCAGCAGAGAAATGGCTTCGGGAGCAGCCGCATTTCAAGGTATTTTCTCAGCATATCCGTCATTCCAGAAAGGCCAAAGACGCTACATTTTACCATAGGAGCGTTGTAGCCCATAGCCCACGATCGGGGGCGGCTTTGGATTACAGAAGATTTGTGGATGAGTATTTGAGGAGGGCTGGGGATGGCATTTGACATATTAAGCATCCTGAACGGGGCTACCTTAGCAGAAACAGAGCGGACAGAGGAGTATCAGGATATCGTGTTGGATTATCGGGACATTGTAGTCACCAATCATAATAAATACAGCATGGTGGAAATTCAGGAGCTGGCAACAGGGATTCTGATGACCGGAGGCCTGCAGGCCCCGCTGGTAGTCGGCAGGGTATCCGGGGAGTATTGGCTCTTATCGGGACACAGGAGGTATTCAGCCCTCAGGCAGTTGATACAGGAAGGAAATAGGGAGTATGAAAAGATACCATGCCGATACAAGGATATGGACAAGCTGCAGTTCCGAATGGAACTTTTATGCGGGAATACGTTTAACCGGAAGCTGTCTGATTATGACCTGATGATGCAGGCTCAGGAGTGGAAGGAAATCCTGACTGAAATGAAAGCAAGTGGAGCGCTTGTCCTGAATAAGGGAGAGCGGATCCGGGACTATGTGGCTCAGATATTGGGAGAATCCAGTGGGAAGATAGGGCAGCTGAATGCGATATATAAGAGTGCTCCGGAGGAAGTCAAGGAGAAATTCCAGTCGGGTGAGATGGGAATTACATCAGCTTATGAAGCTTCCCGAACGGTAGAGCCGCAGGAAGAGTCCCAGCCGGATGAAAAGAGCCTGGAAATACAGAAGAAGGCAGAGGAAAAACGCGTGTCAGAATCTGACACAAAGGGGCAGAGGGACGAGCCCTATTATGAGCCGGATATGGAGGCGGTGGAAACACCGGAAAAATCTGCTGAATATGATAGGGAGATTCTGTTGAAGATGATTAGGGATGCAGAGGGTGCCATGGAGCAGATGGGGGGATATTGGATTTACAACAATCCTGAAGTCTATACCAAAAATATTATGAAGATACAGGCATACAAGCTGTTATTGGAGCAGCATGACAGGGGTATTATCTCCTGCCCCCACAGGAGTTGATACATATATAAAACAACGGTTTAATTGCGGTATGTCACAAATACCTTTTGACCGATCAGGCCGGGGCCTATCAACCTCCTTTTCCCGGCCTGGAAAGGAGGGACCATGGAGGACTGGATTAAGAAGCTGGAAAACTATGAGTGTGACGGTCAGATGGAATTGAGTGACTTTCTGCCAATGAATCAGAAAGATGAGGAAGACCATGGGAAAAGACAAAAAGATATATGCAGCCCGGATGCAGGGGCTTGCATATGCATTAGATATTGTAAAAAAAGGTGGAATAGAAGCTCTGGAAAAGGAGATTAAAGCAAGGGGAGCGTATTACGTTCCTATGGAAATATCGTATGAGCAGGTGATGGAGTTAAAAAACTTGATTGCAGATCGGATATTGTCAACGTTTGCTCCTGCTGTAATGTTTACTCTGCACGATACATTCGGTTTTGGAAAGGATCGTTTGCTGCGGTGGAAGAATGCTTTTATGAAGCGTTGTGATATGATGTCGACTTTTGATCCGTTTGGAGTTCCATATGAAAAGGTTATGGATTATGCGACGATTTTAACCGAAAAATACGGACTAGAATTTGAATGGGACAAGATGGAGGACATAGAGAAGGCCAATAAGCAGGAAAGAAAACAGTTATGTGATATTGATTATGTAATTCAGTTCCTGGAAGAGAGGGGACAGGCAGAGGCGGCGGAGTTGTTGAGGGAGTATGGTGAGAAGAAGGAAGAACCATACAATAAGATGGCGTTCAAGGAGCATCAGGCTGCACAACGCAGAGAGGAAATATATCGCCAGATTCCAGAGATAAAGATATTGGATGCGCAAATTGCGAAAATTGCTGTTGAAATGGGGAAAAAATTGATAAATGGAGAATCAGTCTTAGAACAATTTAAAAAAGAACTGATGGGGTTAAAAGAGAAGAGGGCTATTTTGCTTAGAGAGAATGGATATCCCGAAGATTATTTTGATAAACGTTGAGAAAAAACTTAATAATAAAATGAAAGAGGAAAAGGCCTACGGAGAGATTAACAGTACCTGATAAAAAGATCCCAGGAGGAACCGCGAGAGCCATAATTGATGCCAGAGCTGTCCGGGAGGAGGCAATGACGATCTACTGGGCTTTGAAGAAGTATGAGGATACGGGGCTGACACCGGAAGAAATCGAACGCCTTAAGGAGCAGCACCGCTGGATCCCGGTGGAGGAGAGGTTGCCGGAAGAATCTCTTAATAGTGTAATCGGCTGGGACGAATACAGAGAAAGATGCTGTTTTGTGCAGTATTATGCTGGCTCCTAGCATCTGGGTGATGAGTCGGTGAGGATTATTGCCTGGATGCCGCTGCCGGAGGCGTATCAACCAGAGGAGTGACTTATGGACTATGGATATTACAACATGGACTGCATGGAGGGCATGAAACAATTCCCAGACAAATATTTTGACATTGCTATCACTGATCCTCCTTACTTTTCCGGCCCAGAACGCAGAGGGTATTATGGTCGGAAAGTAAGTCCGATAGGCGTACAGAGGCGCTACGAACCCTCAGAAAACTGGGAAGTACCAGGAGAAGATTACTTCCGTGAACTGGAACGTGTTTCCAAACATCAGATTATATGGGGCTGTAATTATTTTGACTGGAATTTTCCAACGGGAAGGATCGTATGGGACAAGTGCAATGGCTCCAGTAGTTTCTCGGATTGTGAGATAGCCTCCTGCAGTCTGCATGATTCTGTCCGCCTGTTCCGGTATATGTGGAATGGGATGATGCAGGGAAAGAGCATCGAAGAGGGCTGGATCCAGCAGGGAAATAAGAAGCTTAACGAGAAACGGATCCACCCAACCCAGAAGCCAGTTAATCTCTACCGCTGGCTGGTCCAGAAATATGTACAGCCGGGATGGAAGGTACTGGATACCCATGTAGGGAGTGCCAGCAGCCTAATCGCATATGAGGAAGCAGGGATTCCGTATGTTGGATTTGAGATTGATCCTAAGCGGTATGAGCTGTCGAAACAGAGGCTTGAAGAGCATCGGGCGCAGTTAACATTACATGATTTTGGGATAATTTAAGGCTCAGTTGTAGTAAACAGTTGTGGTATTAAACAAGTAGTTGAAATTAAGATTTAGAGGAGAACTATGGAAGTTAAAGAATTAAAAGTGGATTTAAAAGAAGGTCATGCAGTTGCATTTGATTTTGATGGTGTAATTCATAGATATTCAAAGGGATGGCAGGATGGAAGTATTTATGATGAGCCTAACTATAGAGTTTTAGATTTAATACTTTTATTACAGTTACAAGGTATACCGTGCGTTATTATCTCTACCAGAGATCCAGAGCAAATTAAGGGCTGGTGGGATCAGCAAGGCTTTACGCTTAAAGCAAAGGTGCTGGGGTTTAATACATTTTTTTACAATGACTGTTCCTGTGTCGGTATAACAAATCGTAAGATCCCGGCCCAGGTGTATGTTGATGATAGGGCATACAAATACAAAGGGCAAACACCTCAGCAATTTTTTATGGATTTTGCGTTAAACTGACATTTAGCATAGGAGGGGATACCAATGCAGCCAGAAAATACTAAGCAACTAGACATAAAAAGAGGCAGATCACCAACCGCCCAAGGTCCTGTGATCCGCCGTTCTGCTTAAGATAAGTATACCATATATACCCTTCTTAAGCAAGGCAGAAGGAGGATATTATGAACGATAATATAAAAAGCCAGGTTATAAATGATGTAATCGTTGCCATGACAATGTATATCAGTTCAGAGGCCTTACAGATTTTAGAGAAGGTTATAACGGAAGAACTGGTAAATGTATCCATTGAAAAAATGAATACATTGCCAATGGAAATGAAGGACAGTATTGACCAGCAAAACGAATACATAATCAAACTCTTCCTATATAAAAAGAAAAAGCTGAGTGAAGGAACGAAGTACGGCTATATGAGTGCGGTCAAACGTCTGATTACCTTATTATATAAGCCATTGACCCAGATGGATGAGCAGGACATATTTTATTATCTTGATTGGTATGAGCACAGGAATGAAAAAGATACTGGAAAAAGGAACCTGCCGCAGACGATCAATAATGAAAGGCGCTTTCTTTCAGCGTTTTTTACTTGGATGCGGAAGGAAAAAATGATTGCCGTGAATCCAGTAGAAGCTATTGAACCGTTAAAAGTGCAGAGGAAACCAATAGATTTTTTCTCAGCGGAGGAAATGGCCCGTCTGAAAGATGGCTGCCAGACACTGCGGGAGAGGGCACTGATTGAGGTACTGCGCAGCACTGGCGCCAGAGTGGGAGAAATTGTCCAGATAACCATAGATCAGCTTGATTGGGAAACAGGGGATATCCTGATTCTGGGAGAAAAAGGAAATAAGTACCGCACAATATATCTGGATGCAGATGCTCTATATCATTACCGGAAATACTGGGAATCTCGGACTGACAATACGGAACATATGTTTGTTACTGAAAGAAAGCCGTATCATTCAATCAGTACAAGCTCTGTAAGGTCAATCATGAAAGCGGTGGCTGCCAGAGTGGGAGTCACTAACAGATGCTATCCCCATAAAATGCGTAAAACATTGGGAATGGATCTGAAAAATAAAGGTGTGGATATTGGTACAATACAGGAAGTAATGGGCCATGCTGATTCGAGGGTGACAAGCCAGTATTATGCTCAGTCAACACCCGATACTCTTAGGATGGTAAGAAAACGTGCAGCATAACTTCATTATTATATAGCGGGACCCGTCTGGATCCCGCTAAAAAAAGAACCGGGGACAAGTCCTCTTATCCGTCCTTGTAATGGGTATTAGCAAATGGACGATAAAATAAATCATTAGATACTAAGGGGTAAACAGATGAGACATTACGATGATTATGATCTGGAACAGGCATATGATGAGCAGGCAGATAAGCTCCAGGAATGGGAAATAGAAAAACTGGTGTCGCAGCAGGGATTAAGCTGTCTGTATCGGACTACTACCAATAGGGCAAAGAACATAATCAGCGGGAATGAGCTTCTGGAATCCCAGGTGTATCCGTCATTTTTCAGAAAGTCAGATATGCCTGTAACTGTGAAGAGACGGGAAACCAAGCCGTCACAAAAGAATCTGAATGATAAAAATTCCCGGAGATACTGCATCCGGCTGGCGTGTATTAACTTTGGGGAGGGTGACATTTGGGCTACCTTTGGCTGGAATGAGGAGAATATACCCGCAGATATCAAAGCAGCACAGAAGGATATAAGGAATTTTATACGACGGGTCAATTACTGGAGAAAGAAAAAGGGGATGGGGAATATTAAGTATATCTATATTCTGGCATTTGATGGGAAGGTGCGTCCTCATTTCCACATCCTGCTGACAGGAGAAGGTATGGATCGGGATGAGCTGGAAGATATGTGGGAGAAATGCGACCGGAAGAATACACGCCGGATCAAGCCTGATGAAAACTTTCTGATTACCGGCCTTGCTACATACATTACCCAAAACCCACGTGGGACAAAAAGATGGTGTGCTTCCAAAAATCTGAAAAAGCCGCCTGAGCCTACCAGGAGCTATAGCAAATTCCGGAAAAGACGGGTAAATTTGATGGTGCAGTCCCACGAAGCCATGAAGGAGGAGATGGAAAAGGCATATCCGGGATATACATTTCTGGATGCAGAGGTCAAATATAACAAAGAGCTGGCATTATTTTACATATATGCCCGGCTTATTAAGCATGGCAGCGGCCCGAAAAAGGCCGCTTGTAAGAGTACAAAAAAATATGTCAGGAAGCCGGAGGTGGGGAAAAGGCTATGAATTATATGGTAAAAGTGAAATGTCCGTATTATGAGACAAGATCCAGCGATTCCAAAAAGCTGCCAACAATAACCTGCCAAAATGTAGAGAACAATCTGGGGTTTGATATCAGAAACCAGATTGTTTTTAGATGCCATCAAGAAAAAAATGATTACGCAGAAATATTCTGCGAAGATTTATATGAATCATGCCCGTATTACAATGCAATTTACAAGAAAGAACTGGAGGAAGAGACGAATGAAAAAAAGAAAAAGCTTAATCAAAAGAGTAAAGGATGCAGAACGTAGAGAAAGAGATGCAAAAAGGCGTATGATGGATATGCAGCAACGACTGATTAACGCGGATCTGATAGCTCAGGGTTCCATGATATGGGTATCTGCTCTTGCCCGTAAACTGGGGCCAGTTGTCCATATAAGCGCAGAAGAAGTTGAGAAAGGGAAAATGGTAGCATATAAATGCCGAAAGGTAGAAAACGGGTCAGTAGATATGATCGAAGAGGGATATTTTGAGAAGTTTAATAAGGACTAATTTTAAAAAGCGACTGCCAAATAAAAAGGCAATCGCTTTTTACTTTAAAGTTTCAAGCGGAGCATTATGTTTCCTTACCACTGTCAATGTTTTTATATTTCTGTTTAAGATACTCTATTTGTCCAACAGTTGATATTTCCATCTCTTCCGCTTCTTTTCTGGCTTGAATTGCCAGATTTTTGTCTTTTGTTAATATAATACTATAGCGTATTCCGTTTAGGCTTATGGCGGCCTTCCATCGCCTTTTTGCTTTGTCCCAGGAAACACCAGTAAAACCGGATCTTTTTTCGCTGTCTTCAGCGTACCGCTTTTTTGAGAACTTTCGTTTTGATTCTCTATATTTTTCTGGATTGTTTCGTTTCCAATCCAGCGACTGCATATTATCGAGCTCTTTTAAGTGGATCTTAGCGCAGTCATCACAAAAACGCTGCGGCCCTCCGGTCTTAATGATATCTTTTCCGCAAATCTCGCATTTTATGATGGAGCCGATTGGAATTACCTTCCCAGCTTTTTTTCGTTCTCTAAAGTCCTTATATACCTTTTTTTGCCTCTCCGCGCGGCAGCTAGGGCAGTACCATGCTCGAGGACCACCGGGGAAAGTAGTACCACATTCTCGACAGATGCGAGGTAACATATTGTTGCTCATTTTATAGTCTCACCTTCATGGCCTGATCTAATTCCAGTGGTGTAATTCCAGACGGAGGAATAAGCCTAAAAGCGGCATCAAAAAAAGCTTTATTGTTTTTTTCTACCCTCTGTAAATGAGGGTATTTTTTTATATATGCAGCCTTGACCTTTTCCATATTGTTCATGGTTTAATCCTCCTTACTTACTTTTAAACTGTGAAACACTTGACGCCCATTTGGATCAATAGCTGAAAAACAAGGGGTTTCATTTCCAGTCAACACCTCATTAACCATATAGGTTTGTCCCCAGGGAGCCTCTACAATGGTTTGATCCATCATATTTTTACAAAGTTCCCAGCCTTCTGGAATCTGAGCTTTGATCTTATCGGAGCAAGTCGCATACGGATGTTCTTTCCCATAAGTGTATACATTTCTTTTTTCTAATGCCAGTACTCCATAGTTTTTATAGATTTCAATAGTTTCCTTCATTTTTTATCTCCTCTCGTTCTATTTTTTCTTCAACGGCTTGAATGATAAATTGTGTCATGCTCATTTGGTAAGATTCAGCAGCAGCCTTATACTTGTCTTTGAGTCCTTTTGGAACTCTAAGACGTATATCATCTGTTTTCTCTGTCATATATTTAATGCTAGCTCGTTTTTGAGCCTCTGTGTACATCTTGTTACCTCCTTTCTGTCTATACTATAACATAAAAGTGATATGTCCGCTATAGATGAAATCAACAAAATATGTCCGCTATATTTGTAAAAATTGCCCATTGAATATATGTCCGCTATATAGTATAATAAAGCCATAAGATAAAGCAAACGAAAACAGATCACAAGAAAAGGAGAAAACACCATGGGAAAAATCATTCAGTTTCCAGTAGACAGAATAAAGAAGGAGCAGGAGAGCAACGGATACAGAAATCTGATAATGCTGTTTGAGGTTGCGGATACAGTAGCAAGCTGCAATTTCTATCTTGAATCAGCGGAATATCTTTTTAAAGAGGGAAACATTACACAAAGGGAGCTGTATGCACTGCGCCGGATCGGAAGACAGAAGCGGTTAAAATTGGCTGTACCGGAACAGGGGCCAGTAAAAGCAGAGAAGCCGGGAACATATACATATACGCCAGAGATGGGGCAGAGGGAGCCAGAGGGCTGCCAGATGGAAGCGCACCGGTCATATTACAGCAACCATTTTTTTATTGACACACCATTAACCTTAAAAGGCCGCGGTATTAAATTCATAAGGCAGTATAAGCCCGGTGATCTTTTGACCAGTAAAAAAGACGGCTGGAATGAGTACCAGGTAACAGAGTTAGCATTTGAAAAATTAAAAGGCCAGTATGCAATAGCAATGGAACGCTGCCTTGATTAAAATAATCGGACAAATCGGACACAAACCGCGCGCATACACGCGCGCGCGGTAAATTAGTAAGGAGTTCTTAAAAAGGGCTCCTTTTTTGCGTGAAAAATCGGACAAAATCGGACACGGGTGGGGTGGTAGAGTGCAAAGAGATAAAAGGCTACAATATCCTTAGAGGTGATCTGATGGCAGAAAAGAGGGTGAAGCGTACAAGCGGAAAGCAAAAATGGAAAGAATGGTCAGAAAATGAAGATAATCAGAGGGTGTTGTCGGCATGGTCAAGAGCAGGGATGACGGATGAAGAGATAGCCCGGCAGATCGGTATCAGCCGCTCGACACTGATAGAATGGAAAAAGAAATACCCTCAGATCAGCAAAGCGCTTTCGGATGGAAAGGATTTTGCTGACCGATTGGTTGAGGATAGCTTATACAAAAAGGCAATGGGCTTTTATGTGTTTGAGCAAAAAGCCTTTAAGGTAAAAAATATTGAATATGACGAAAACGGGAAAAAAATATCAGAAAAAGAAGAATTACAGACGGCAGAGGAACGCCACTATATTGAGCCGGACATTAAAGCTATTATTTTCTGGCTCAAGAACCGGAAACCGGAGATCTGGAAGGAAAAGATAGAAGAAAATTCCGTGGATGAGGAAGGCTCCGGTGTATTGATTTTGACCCCGTCACAGGTTGAAGAAATAAGAAAAGAGGTAAAGGATGAATAAGAAAATACAGAGAATTATATGGAATCCACAGCCCCGTCAGGTTTTGATGATGTCAAAAACAGAATTTGAGGCCCTGTATGGTGGGGCAGCAGGTGGGGGCAAAAGTGATTATTTGCTGGCAGAGGCGCTTAGGCAGGTACATATTCCGCAGTACAGGGCGATTATATTCCGAAAAACGTATCCGGAGCTTGCCGATCTGATAAGCCGCAGCCATGAGCTGTATGGTAATGCTTTCCCAAAAGCAAAATACAACGAAAGCAAGCACTGCTGGAGGTTTCCGTCTGGGGCGATCATTTATTTCGGTCAGATGCAGCATACCAAAGACAAACTAAAATACCAGGGCCGGCATTTTGATTTTGTAGGGTTTGATGAGCTTACGCATTTCGCAGAAGAAGAATATATGTACCTGTTTTCCCGTGTACGTTCGTCTGCTCCTGGCTTGCGTACCTATATCCGTGCTACCGCTAACCCAGGAGGGCCGGGGCATCCATGGGTCAAAGCCAGGTTTGTGACTGCTGCAAAACCGGAAACCAGAATCATACAGGACGTTAATATTACTCTTCCCAATGGAAAGAAGATTACACGTACCAGGGACCGGATTTTTATACCCAGCTCCGTTTTTGACAATCAGGCCCTGATGGATAATAACCCGGAATACATAGCCTCATTGGCTATGATGCCGGAGGCGGAGCGGAATGCACTGCTGTATGGGGATTGGGATTCCTTTTCCGGTCAGGTGTTTTCAGAGTGGCGGAATGATCCAGATAATTATCAGACAAGGGAGTGGACTCATGTTATTGAGCCGTTCCATATTCCTGATGGCTGGATTATTGGGCGGAGCTATGATTTTGGCTATGCAAAGCCGTTTTCTGTAGGCTGGTATGCTGTGGACTATGATGGCTGTGTCTATCGGATACGGGAACTATATGGCTGTAAGGAAGGACAGGCCAATGTAGGGCTGGAGGTTGATCCGGCACAGCAGGCCCGCATGATCCGGGAAGTAGAGGAGACAGATGAGAACCTAAAGGGAAGGAAGATCAGCGGTATAGCTGACCCGTCTATATTTGACCGGAGCCGCGGGGATTCCATAGCGGATATCATGGCTCGACAGGGAGTGTATTGGAATCCTGGGGATAACCACCGGATTGCCGGGAAAATGCAGTACCATTACAGAATGGCATTTAATGCGGACGGTCTTCCGCTATTCTATGTATTTAATACCTGCAAGGGGTTTATACGGACCATTCCTCAGCTAGTGTATGATGAAAAGAATGTGGAGGACATTGACACCACCCAGGAGGACCATATTTATGATGAGTGCCGTTATTTCCTGATGCAGTATCAAATTGCAAGACGTGAGAATGTCAAGAAGCTTCCTCCACTGGATGATCCACTGGATCTGTACAAAGAGGAAAGAGAAAAAACATATCGTTTTATCAGAATTTAGGAGAATTTATGGAAAATACTGAAAGACAGCCAATAGTAGGAAAAAAGCAGATAGATGAGGCATACGCACGTCTGCAAAAATACAAAATGGGTAAGAAGGCCTTGGAAACCCGTATTGTAAACGCAGAGGAGTGGTGGAAAAACAACCATTGGCAGAGGTTCGGAAGTGAAAGCAGGAATGGAAATGATCCAACTCCGGAAAGCGCATGGCTTTTCAACAGTTTAGCCAATAAACACGCGGATTTTCAGGACAATTTCCCCTGTCCGGCAATCTTGCCGCGGGAAGAATCAGATGAGGAAACAGCAAAGATCCTGTCTGAGGTCGTACCGGTTATATTAGAGCAGAATCATTTTGAAGAGGTCTATGATGCCTGCTCATGGGACAAGCCTAAAACCGGGACAGCCATATATGGGGTTTTCTGGAACACAGAAAAGGAAAATGGCCTGGGGGATATTGATATCAAATGCCAGGATATCATGAATATCTACTGGGAGCCGGGAATCAGGGACATACAGAACTCAAAGGATATATTTACTACAGAGCTGGTGGATCTGGATGAACTGAAAGAAAACTGGCCCATGCTGATTGATAAGGCTGTGGCTACAGGGGAGTTGATCAAATCAGAATATATCTATGATGATACCATTGACACATCCGGAAAAGTACAGGTGATTGACTGGTATTATAAGCGCCATATCAAGCTGGAGAATGGAGGAATGCGCACGATCCTGCATTACTGCAAATTTATTCCGGGTATAGTGCTGTATGCATCTGAGGATGATTCTAAGATGCAAGAGCGTGGATGGTATGACCATGGACAATATCCATTTGTTTTTGATGTCATGTTTCCGGAAAAAGCTTCCCCTGCGGGATTCGGTTATCTGGATGTGATGGTTAATCCGCAGGAATACATTGATAAATTGGATTCGCTGATATTAAAGAGCGCTGCACTAAATAAACCACGCTATTTTGTTTCAGAGGGCGCAAATGTCAATGAAAAGGATTTCGCAGATTTGTCAAAAGACATTGTGACAGTATCAGGAACGATAGACGAGAGCAGGATCCAGCAGATTAAACCGCCCACATTATCCGATTATGTTGTAAATATGCGGAATATAAAGGTGGATGAGCTGAAGGAAACCAGCGGAAACAGGGATTTTTCACAGGGGTCTACATCTTCCGGAGTAACAGCCGCGTCTGCCATTGCCGCATTGCAGGAGGCAGGAAGCAAATTAAGCAGGGACATGATCAAGTCAACCTATGGGGCACACAGCAAGGTTGTATTTTTGATTATAGAGCTGATCCGGCAGTTTTACGATCTGCCAAGATGTTACCGCATATCAAAACCGAATGGGACAGCCGAATATGTCATGCTGGACAACAGCCAGATCAAGCAGCAGGAAATAGAGATGTTTGATCAAGGGAAATTGCTCAGAAAACCGGTTTTTGATATTAAAATATCGGCACAGAAAGCAAGCCCGTACAGCAGACTTGCAAACAATGAATTGGCAAAAGAATTATTTGGAATGGGGTTATTTAATCCTCAGATTGCAGATCAGGCCCTTGCGGTTGTGTCTATGATGGATTTTGACCGAAGGGATGAGGTGATTAGGAAAATCACGGAAAACGGTACGATGTACCAGAAGATTCAGCAGTTGCAGCAGATTCTTGCACAGCTGGCTCCCATGGTAGCGGAAATGACGAACCGCCCGGATCTGATAGAGGCAGTAGGGAACTTGATCGGTGAAAATGAGCTGGCAATGACAGACATTAATGTAGATAGCCAGAATGTAAAAACGAACAGCCTTGGACAGTCTGTATCTACAGGAAACAGTCGGGCCAGTAAGGCGAGACAGCAGGCGGCAGAGGCTACGGAGGTAAAGTGATGACAAAGGTATCAATTATAAATGTGCCAGGGTATTTTAGGTTGATCGTAGACGGTCATGCGGGATATGGACAGGCAAAGGGACTGCCGGAAGGGCATGATATTGTATGTGCAGCTGTATCTACTTTAGGGCAGACGGCGGCTCAGTGTATGCTGGAACTCAGTGAAGAAAAGGCGGTCATTATCCGGGAGATGCAAATAGAATCAGGTTTAATTGATATTCGGGTTTTAGCAAAGAAAAAGGCTCAGAAACGTCTGAACCATATCGTTTATACCATCCAGACGGGTTTTAAATTATTGGGGGATTCTTACCCCGATTTTGTCCAGATGGAGCTGGAATCTGGGGTGGTAGAAGAGAAAAACGGACTGTGATAGCATATACTCAGAGGCACGCGGGAAAGACCGCAGAAGAGAAAGACGCGCGGGAAAGACCGCAGAAAGGGAGCAAAATGAGAAAGATCAAAATGAATTTAAGGTTATTTGAAGGCGAAGGAGGAGCAGCGGCAGCAAGTACCGGATCACCGGCACCGGCAGCGGAACAAATGGGAGAAAATGTCCAGAACACCACTGGAGGCACTGGGGAAGGTGAGGAAACGGTAGGGCAGACACCGGAGGAGCGTAAGGCGGCTTATGAACGCTTCAAAGAAGAGTATAAGGATCTGTATAAGAATGATGTGCATGAACATATCAACCGCAGATTCAAAGACGAAAAAAAGCTTCAGGAGCAGTTGGATTCCTATACGCCGTTAATGTCGGTGCTTGGAATGCGCTATGGACTTCAGGAGCCTACAGTCCCTAATGTAATGGAGGCTATTGACCAGGATAATTCATTTTGGGAAGAGCAGGCACTTAAGGAAAACATGACTGTGGATCAGTTGAAGCATATGAGAAAGCTTGAAGCGGATAATCAGCAGCTGATTGACACGGTTAACCGTGCACAGCAGATCCGGCAGAGGGAAGATACATATGCGAGATGGGACAGGGAAGCTGAACTGTGCAAGCAGCGTTTCCCCAACTTTGATATGCAAATCGAATGTCAGAATCCAGATTTTCAAAGAGCTTTAGGTGCAGGAATGAGTGTAGAAACAGCCTATAAGGCAGTTCATTTTGATGAGCTTACCCATGGCCTGATGGTACAGACGGAAAAAGACACCAAGAAAAAGGTGGCTGATTCCATACGGTCAGGAGGTGGAAGGCCAACAGAGAACGGTGTAGGGGCAGGAAGCGCAAACGGAACGAAAGTGAGCGCTTGGGATCTTTCACCGGAAGAGTTCCATAAAATCATGGAACGGGCTGCCAGAGGGGAAAAAATTATGATTTAAAGGAGATTGGAATGGTAAAGAAGATAATCTTTAATTTGAGATTGTTTGAAGGCCCTGCTAACGTGACTACTGCGGACGGTATGAGCGTTGAAATGAAAACGTATTATGACCGTAACCTGATTGAGAACGCAGAGCCGAAGCTGATATATGACCAGTTGGCGCAGCAGAGGGATATTCCGAGAAACGGCGGTAAAACAATCGGGTTCAGAAAGTACGATCAGCTTCCAAAAGCATTAACGCCTCTGACTGAGGGTGTTACACCCAAGGGGCAGAAGATGAACGTCACCAAAATTGAAGCCACTGTAAAACAGCATGGTGGATTTATTGGGCTTACGGATCTTCTGAAGAAGATAGTCCTTAATTTGAGATTGTTTGAAGGCCCTGCTAACGTGACTACTGCGGACGGTATGAGCGTTGAAATGAAAACGTATTATGACCGTAACCTGATTGAGAACGCAGAGCCGAAGTTGGTACATGACCAGTGGGCGCAGCAGAGGGATATCCCGAAAAATGGCGGTAAAACAATTGAATTTAGAAAATATGATCAACTTCCGAAGGCATTAACGCCTTTGACTGAGGGTGTTACTCCCAAAGGGCAGGCAATGAACGTCACCAAGATCGAAGCCACTGTAAAACAGTATGGTGGATTTATTGAGCTTTCAGATCTTCTGATTATGACGGCCATTGATAACAACATTGTTGAAGCAACTACCCTGATCGGGTCACAGGCTGGAAGAACTCTGGACACGATTTCAAGAGAGGTAATGAATGCAGGAACCAATGTACAGTATGCAGAGGGGCAGGTTAAGTCAAGAGCTGCTATCACAAAGGATATGAAGCTGACTCCAAAGGCCATCAAAATGGCAGTAAGAACCCTGAAAAAGCAGAACGCAGAGCGGATTGGCGGCTACTATTATTCTATCATCCATCCGGACTGTTCTTTTGATCTGACGGAAAGTGACAGATTCATTGAAGCTGTAAAGTATAAGAACCCAGAGCGGATTTACAATGGTGAGATCGGAGAATTTGAGGGAGTACGCTTCGTAGAAACAACAGAAGCTAAGATTTTCGCCCAAGCTGGCGCCCAGGATGCAGAAAATGGAAATAAAAAGGTAGATGTGTATTCAACGCTTGTATTTGGCTCAAATGCATATGCAACTACTAAGATTCAGGGTGGTGGATTGGAAACAATTATCAAACAGCTGGGAAGCTCTGGTACAGCGGATGCATTAAATCAGCGTGCAACCGTTGGATGGAAAGCTCTTAAGGTAACAGAGCTATTATCTCCACAGTATATGGTACGTATTGAAACAGCATCGACTTTTAGTGATGGTGTAGCAAATTAAAGGAGGAGATGCAAATGAAAAAGAATGAAGAAATGAATGATGTGGAAGGTATGCCAGCAGAAGAAACCCCAGAAATCAAGAAAAGCGCAGAACCCCAAAAGACAAGTAAATCTGAAAAAATGGTGAGTTTTAAAATTCCCAAGGGGAGAAATGAACAGGATCGGGCAGATGTGTTTGTCTGCGTTAATGGAGTATCGTATCAGATCCAGAGGGGTGTAATCGTCGAGCTGCCAGAAAGTGTAGTTGAGGTATTAGAAAATGCTGAAATGCAGATGGAATACGCCATGCAGATGCAGGAAGCAACAGCCGGGTAAGCAATAGGAACGAATAATTAAAACGGAGGCGGTTGAAATTGATTATAGTACGCGGTAGAGAGCTTATAATCCCGGAAAGCGAAAGACAGATCGGGACACAATATGACAGCAACTCAGAAGTACGGCAGATCAAGGTCAGCCGCCTTACTGCTGGTGGAGTAGATATTTCCCATCTGGATTTCAGGCTGGATTTGCGGTATGGAAATGAAAAGAAGGATACGGCTCTGCTGGATAAGGAAATTTCGGACGAGGATATAATTCTCACCTGGACTGTTGGGCCGAACAGCGTAAAAGAGGTTGGGACTGTATGGATTGCCGTGCGTGGATCAGATGATTTCGGGAAAGTAAAATGGGCCACAAATCAAGGGTATCTGTATGTAGGGAAAACCATTGACACACCTTCTGGAGAGGGTGTTGATCTGACAGAAATGGAAGAACTGGAAAAGCGTCTCGACCAGAAAACAGCAGAGCTCGATACGGCAGAGAAGAAACGTGTAGAGGCTGAGAATATCAGGGAAGAGAATGAACAGCAGAGACTAAATAACGAAAGAGAGTGGCAGATACAGGGAGAGAAAGCCGTGCAGGCGGCAAAAGATGCACAGGCGGCAGCATCTGCCGCAGAGAAAGAAAAAACAGTAGCAATGGAATATGCCACTGCTGCAGGTGGTTCGGCAGATGATGCAAGGCAATATGCAGAGTCTGCTTCAACAAGTGCTGTTAATGCAGACGCAAGTGCAAAAAGGGCAGAGGAGATTGCAGAAGGATTAGGTAGTTATGACGGTACTGCCGCCAGTGTGACGGCAGTAGATACTCATAATTTCACTGGCACAGGAGCTGGAAAGAAATCTACAGTGCAGGCATTACTGGATAAGATCGCACAGAAGCTGATTGAGAAGGTAGTCACTTCTGACACCTTCCAGACAGTGCTCGCTAAATATCTGGTTAATAACGGACTTACTACAGAGGCAGGAAAGTTTGGTCTGGATGCGGCGTTTGGAAAGAACCTTCAGGATCAGATTACTGAGCAAAATAGCAATATGATTAAAAATAAACAGGATGCATCTGTAAATCCGGATGTTATCTTAACTACGGATATCCGTACACTGAATGGCTGGGATGCTGAACTACAGAAGCATATCCCTCAACAGCTACGGAATCAGTGGATTACGTGCATTACGTCAAGTCCTTATGATGGTTCTGCTTCAGAAGCTGTGTGCCAGATAATGATAGGTACATCAAGCGGAATTATAGCTACAAGAAACGGAAGAAACGGTGGGGGATGGTCAAATTATTTTGTGAAATAATCATTTATGTAATTGCATCCATTTCCAAGTACCTAAATCTGTACCACACGATACAGCCCATATATGTGCATTCCAGTGATTGATAATAATCATGGTTGCTTCATTGGGATTTTGTCCAAATACAATAATATTAAAGTTTCCTTGTTCACCAGCAAAGACAGTTGACGTATCATTGAAAACATTCAAATATTTCAGTCCGTTTTTTATATTACTGATAATCCATTGCTGAATATCTGAAATAGATGTTGATGCTGATTCCACGGATAATCTTTCGCCAAAAATATTGCTATTTTGTTCAGTAATTCTAAGAAAGGAAAATTCAATGAATATAATAAGACAACCGACAAAACAAGGAGAAAAATTAACATATAAATTCCCTGTAAAAGGAAGTAAATTTTTGGTAAAAAATTTTACGGATGGAGATATAGAGGTGACTTTCGATTCAGGGGATAAGACAGGTATATTAATACCTGAAAATGCAGCTCAGATATGTATTATTGGAGAAAGCTCTGGTTGGGGATTATATGTGCGAGATACTCTATATATAACAGCAAAGGTGGAATCTGAAAAAGGGGTTGAAGTACAATGTCTCAGGTGGTAGGAGAAGACATGATGGTAGGAATGGGATATATTGGCTTAGATTCAGGCCGATTGTACCGTATGCGCCGAGGCCCTAAGCTGATTGAGGCAGTTGCTTCC